GCCTGCAAGAGCATCGGCAAGCCTGCAAGAAATCCTCCGCATCTCACGTCGCTCAAAACATTAAGCGCGGTATGAATTTGACTCTCGCTGAGTCAGAAGCCAAGTAGCGGTTCCCGCTTCTGGTGCCCATCTTTGCCCTTGGGCAAGGCAATAAGAAGACAGGAAATTAATATGTCTAAGCTAATCGAACTGCGGGAACGCATGGCTAAACTGGCCACGGACGCCCGCGCTGAGTTTGACAAGATCACCGACAAAACCACCGAAGCGGAAGCGAAAGAAATTGAAGTTCGCTTTGATGCCATCATGGCTGACCACGATAAAATCGGCGGGCAAGCAGAGCGCGAAGAAAAACTGGCATCTGCCGAGAGTCGCGCCAGTGCTGGAGATTCTCGCCGCCCTGCGCCTGACCATAAAGAGCAGCGAGCAGCTGCTGAAGACCACGAGAAAACTCCCGAGTACAAGGAAGTTTTCAGCAAGCAACTGCGCTTTGGCGCTGCAAGCCTGGACAGTGAAGAGCGCACCGTTCTCATGTCAGGCCGCGCTAACTTGCCACAGGAAGCCCGCGCACAATCAACCGGCACCGATTCCGCTGGTGGCTACACCGTCCCTGAAGGATTTGCCGGCACCATCGATAAGGCGCTGGCAATGTGGGGTCCAATGTGGGATGGCGGTATTGTGCAGGAGCTGAACACCGCTACCGGCAACCCATTGCCGTATCCGACTGTTGACGACACGGCAAGCCGTGGGCGCATTAAGGCTGAAAACGGCGCGGTAAATGACGACGGCAACGATGACGTTGTATTCGGCGAAAAGATGTTCAACGCCTTCATCTACGACACCGGCATGGTAAAGGTTCCCTTGGAGTTGCTTCAGGATTCTGCGTTTGACATCGAAGCGCTGATGAATGACTTGTTTGGTGAGCGCCTTGGACGCACGGCCAACCAAGTTCTAACCACCGGCACCGGAACTGGTCAGCCTAACGGCATCGTAACCGCCTCCACCATGGGCAAAACAACTGCCGGAGCCACAGCCTTCACGGCCGACGAGCTGGTTGATTTCTTCCACTCCGTTGATCCCGCATATCGCCAGTCCCCACGCTGCCGCTGGATGTTTAACGACACCACGCTGGCTGCAATCCGTAAGCTGAAGGATGGCCAGGGCAATTACTTGTGGCAGATGGGTGATGTTCGCTCAGGCGAGCCCGACACGTTCCAGGGCAAGCCGTACAGCGTCAACCAGGCAATGGCAGATTCTGCCGCGAGCGCGAAGCCGATCATCTTCGGTGACATGTCCAAGTTCTTGGTTCGCAAGGTTCGCGGCTTTGAGGTCATGACCCTGCGTGAGCGTTACGCCGAGAAGTTCCAGGTGGGCATGATTGGTTTCAAGCGCTTCGATTCTGAGCTGGTTAATACCGGAGCCGTCAAACACTTGATCCACGCTGCCAGCTAATCTGGTGGAAAGTCACAAAAGGCGCCCTACGGGGCGCCTGTTCATTTGAGGTTTCTGCTATGAAAGTTCAGCTAACGGTAAGCCGAGCTGGTGCCAGAACGGCCCACAGTGCAGGCGAAATTATAGAAGTTGACGAGGATGAAGGCCGCCGAATGATCGCCGCATCTCAAGCGGTATCCGTCGCCACAAAGGAAACGGCCATCAAAAAATCCAGCACTCAAAAAGCTGTAAAGGAATAAACAATGAGCCTCGACCGCCGCGATCAGATATTGCGACGCACAGTGAAGCCTGCGGTATTGCCGGTGACTCTGGCGCAAGCGAAAGCAGACCTGCGCGAAGATCGGGACATTGAAGACGCGCTAATCGAATCACTTGTCATGGCTGCCACTGACTTCATGGAGGCTCCAAACGGTGCGATCGGGAAGGCATTTATCACTCAGACATGGCGGATTTCCGTTCCTTGCCCCGATAGGCTTGGGCGCATAGAGCTACCCATAACCCCTGCGCAATCCATTGAATCCATAAGCTATTTTGACGCAGAAGGCGGTGAGCGGTCCGCGAATGTTTCAGATTTTAATTTTTATGGCGAGGAAGATTGGGCCTACATCGCGCCAAAATCCGGCAAAGCATGGCCTGCCTTAATGGGTCAACTTGACGCTATAACCATCACTTATCGTGCTGGCTTTGGCGACAGCGAGGGTGACGTGCCCGCGTCCATTAATCGCGCAATCCGAATGCTTGTTGTTCATTGGTTTGAAAACAAGGGAGTAGCCATTGTCGGAACCTCTGTAAGTGAGCTTCCTATGGCGGTTAAGTCGCTGGTTTCGATTAATCGGAAAGGCTGGGTTAAATGACATTCCGACCCGGAGAGCTAGACCAGCGCATTGAGCTGCAAAAAGAGATCCGCGCACCTGATGGCCAGGGTGGCTTCACCAAAATATGGGAAACCCAGACCGAAGTATGGGCGCACGTTCGCCCGCTTCGCGGTACAGAGCGCCAGAACGGCGACCGCACTCAGGCTGAAGGCGGCTACCTGGTAGTCATCCGCTACCGCAGCGACGTGAACGAAACCTGGCGCATTAACTGGCTGGGAATGGATCGCGTGATGAACATCACCTTTGCGCAAAACGGTGGCCGGCGCTCCGCCTACCTGCCGCTTGAGTGCAGCTGTGGAGTGGCAACCTGATGACGCAGCGTGACCGGCAGTTTGAAATTACCGGCATTGAAGAATTCCGCAAAATGACGAAAGACCTGGCGCCAAGGCAGGCCCGCAACCTTGCCCGCGCAACCGTTCAGGGCGTGGCCACCGAAGTGGCAAAGCAGATGCGCAAGAAAGCCCCGAAAGACGATGGCACGCTGCGCAAAGCGATTAAAGCCCGCCGCCGGAAAATGCAGGGTGATGTGGCGATGTCAGATGTGCGCATCGAGCACGGCAAAGGCTCGAAAAACGATGCCTGGTACTGGCACTTCATCGAGTTTGGAACCCAAAAGAACTCAGCACAGCCATTCATTCAACCCACTGTTGCAGCAGTAGAGCCGCAGCTGCCCGGAATCTTCGCCCGCGAGTTTGGCAAAAAGCTGGAAAAGGCACTGGCCCGAGAGGCGAAAAAGCAGGGAGTGAAAAATAATGGCTGAAGGCATGGCAAACGCCGTACAAATCGCTGTGCACATCGCGCTTTGTTCCAGCTATGAGCTGGCAGCTATATTGGCAAAGCGCGTCAATTCACCGGACATACCCCCGTTTTTAGAGCTGGACTTTGTTTCGCGCCAGTATGTCGTCCGCGGCGCGGCTTCCTTGTTTCCCGCCGTCTACGATGATGTTATCCAGGCTGGCGACTCCGGCAACGACTCTGTTTTCCCTTACATCGTAATCGGCAGCGATTCCATTCTTGATATGTCCACCGATACATCCTCTGGTGGTGACATTAACGTGACCATTGATGTCTGGAGCCGGTACGACGGCAAGCGCGAAACCAAGCGCATACAGGCTGCAATCTACCGTGCGCTGCACAGGGCCAGTCTGAAAGTCCCTGACCATGAGTTTATAGGCTGTGACTTTGACCAGGAGCAGCCAGTGACCCTTGACCCTGACGGCCACACATACCACGGCGTGTCGTCTTTTCGCGTTCTGATTGACGAGATTGGCTATGGGAACTGAATGGATTGATATGGAGCAGGACGGGCATGGCCTTGTCGTCATGGACGCAATGGGCGTGGTCATTGATTCGGTTGAAGCGTTCCGTTTAACCGAGGACGGCGTGGAAGTGATAGCGCTTGCAGTAACCCCTGAAGGTAATGAACTGGTGTGCAGTCGCGACGGCGGCATAACTCTGGAAACGATACGTGCCCGCATGGATATTCCTGGTGGCATGGTTATCAATTTAAACGACGAGGCATAAATCATGGCTAAGTATCTCGGCCGCAAGGTCATTCTGAAAAAAGACAACACCCCAATTGCCAACGTGCGCACCAAATCGTTAAGCATCAACCGTGAACTGGTCGATTCATCTGATGACGACTCTGGCGCATGGGCCACCCATCTTGACGAGCCTGGCCAGATCGACGTTTCAATCTCGGTGGAGGGCGTCATTGCAGATCATTCCATTTTAGGCGAAGCGCTGAACGTGGCCACCGGCAATGAAACATATACCCTGACCTACCCTGATGGTGGAATTGTCTCTGGGAGCTTTGGGCTTTCATCCTTCGCGTTGGAGGACACCTACAACGATGTCAGCACCTACTCTTTCGAGATGCGCGCATCCGGCGAAGTCACTTACACCGCACCATAAGGCTCAACCATGGCAATCTTTGATGACATTGAGCTGTCGTGGGAGGGCGTACCCTACACGATACGGGGCGATGACCACATAATGCGCGTGCTCGCCGCAGTGGAAGACCACCTAACCTTTATGGAGCTTGAGCGGGGCCGGTCTTCTGGCAAAATCCCATTAGCCAAACTGTCAGCGGCCTATTCGGTTGTTCTGCGCTATGCGGGCTGCCGGGTGAGCGCGGCGGAAGTGTACAAAGGCATGTGGGCAGACGGCCAAACCCTCGCCGCAATCTCCGAAGCCGTGGCAAGCCTGCTGGAGCTGATGCTGCCACAATCGATACGCTCAGACCCTGCGCCCGAACCCGAAAAAGGCGAGGATGCCCCCAAGTCAAAAAAGACGAGCGCGGGCAGGTCGTAAAATCGGCTTACCAGGCCGCTGTCATCGGCTGGGGCTTGTCCCCGCGTGAGTTCTGGTCGATGCACCCTACCGAGTTTTATTGGTTTGCAGACGCCAAGGCCGAACAAATTAAGCATCAGAAAAGGCAGGCTGGCGGCATCACCGAAGATGAAGCCCTGGAAATGAAAGACGAACTGCGCCGCGCCCGCGTCAAGGCCGGATTCCCCCCCGATTAAAAGGAACCAACATGGCTATTGGCAGCTTGGCCGTGCGCGTATCCAGCGACACCACTAATTTCAATCAAGGCATGGCCAGCGCAGGCGGCACCGCGAAGAAGTTTGGTAACGAGGCGTCCGCGGTTGGCAAGAAAGTAGCGATCATGGGCGTTGCGGTTGCGGCCGCTGGCGCCGCTATCGGTATTGAGCTAACTCGGCGCGGCCTTGAGGCCGTGGACTCGCAAGCAAAACTTGCAAGGCAGCTTGGCGGCACCATTGACGGCCTGCGCGGCTTGCAGATTGCAGGCTCTGATGCCGGTGTCGGTACGGAAGTGCTAGGCAAGGCGATGGAAAAGCTCAACTCACGACTAGGTGAAGCTCAGCGCGGCAGTGGATCGGCGTTTGAGTCATTCGAACGCCTTGGCTTGTCTGTCGAGAGTCTGTCAGGCATGGACGTAGATCAGCGACTGGCCACTATTGCCGATCGCATGAAAGAGATGGGGCTGTCTACCCAGGAGGCTGGCGACGAATTACGCCAGATGGGCATACGCAACGGCGAAATGGTCAACTTAATGCTGCAAGGCGGCGATGCCATACGCGCCGGCCGCAAAGAAGTGGACGCACTTGGGCTTTCACTGAGCGCAGTGGATGCGGCACAGGTTGAGGCTGCAAACGACTCCTTTGCTCGCATTGGCCTGGTGGTTGAGGGCATCTCCCAGCGCATGGCTGTTGAGTTCGCGCCGATACTGGACGCCGTAAGTCGGATGATGGTTGAAGCCGGAACTGATGGCGTAGACATGGGCGAAGCCATTGGTGATGGCTTTAACCTGGGCATCAAGGCGGCCGCGTTTATTGTAGACGCAATCGAGGTCATTAAGCGCACGTTTGAAGTTGCAGGCAAAGGTATTGCTCTGTTTGGTTTGGGCGTGGTTGACGTGATGCTCACAGCCGCTGACGCCATCGTTAACAACCCGGTGCGGGCGATCAACGAGCTGATCGACGCCATGAACAAAATCCCCGGCATTGATATTGACGCCGTGAGCTTGTCCGGTTTTGGCGAAGGCATTGCCAGCGAACTGAAAACCGTGCGTTTAGCGCAAGAAATCGGCATTCAGGACATAAAAGACACCCTGCTGGCACCACTCCCGGGCATGAAGTTTGAGCAGTTCGTTGCAGAATCCCGCGCAAACGCCGTTGCTGCCGCCGAAGAGATGGCCGGCATTGGCGATCTACTCCAGCCAGATCTTGGCAGCGGTACAGCTGGCGGAAGCGGCACAGGGTCTGGCGCCGGAGAATGCGGTGAAGAGGCCGACCGCAAGCGCGAAGATTTGGCGCGAAAGCTGGAGGTTATCCGCGAAGCAAACCTGACTGAACGCGAATTAACGCTTGAGAAATACAAGCAAGACCGAGAAGATTTAGAGGCTGCAAAGCTAGCAAGCCTAGAAATTGAGGGCGGCTACGCTGAAGCAAAAAGACTGCTAAAAGAACGCGAAAAAGCCGACTTAACAGCGATAGAAAAAGAAGGATCAGACGCCCGCGTACAGCAGGCCCAACAAGAAGCCCGCGCAAAGCAGCAAGCAATGAGCAGCGCCATGGGCAACCTGTCCACGCTGATGAACACAGGCTCCAAAAAGCTCTTTAAAATCGGCAAGGCCGCTGCGCTGGCGGGAGCCCTGGTAGATCGCTACGCGGCCATTGTAGGTGCTTACAAAGTGGGCGCGTCAATCGGCGGGCCTCCTCTGGGCGTAGCCTACGGCGCGGCAGCAGGCGCAGCCACGCTTGCCCAGATCAATGCCATACGATCCCAGTCGTTCGGCGGTGGAGGAAGTGGCGGCGGATCGGGCGGCGGCGGCAGCGTCGCCCAGAACATCAACAACCAGGGCGAGGCCGTACGCGGCCAGGCCAGCACAGGCCAAACCCTGACACTGCAAGGCATCAACCCCGGCGATATGTTCAGCGGTCGCCAGCTCATCGAAACCATCAATCAAGCCCAGAAAGACGGTGCTATTTTGCAGGTGCAACAGTAATGGCTGAAAATAAGCGTTTTGGCCGCGAGCCGGTTCAAGTCCTGGAGTTCGATCAAGATTTCTGCAACCTGACTTACGGCGTTGCGCCCTGTACAGCCGCACTTCAAGAAGGCCAGACCCAGTGCTTTAACACTCGCTCCACCTGCCAATCACCGGCCAACTACGACAAGGGTGTGAAAGTTCTTCGATTCATCGATAAGCGCAGCCCGGGACCGACAGACAGCTACTACATACCCTCGCTAACCGGCGTGAAAGTAACCCCCGCAAAACTCAATCCGGGCGGCGCCAACTCCAATGCTAGCGCACTAGGCCAGAGGGCGAGCATATCAGCCACATTTCAAGATCACCCCCACAACGACAAGATGGTTGACCCTTACCGCATTCTGCGCAATTACACACCCATTGATCGCGGCACATTCTGGACAAAATGGCGGGCGCGCAACCCTTACTACATGCAGCGCCCTATCCGCCTGCGCACGGGCTATCTGGTTAACGGCGCCATTGTTGACGAGATCAGCCGTGATTTTGTCGTTACCGGCTTCGAAGGCCCCGACGCCAGTGGCCGCGTAACGATGAAAGGCAAGGATGTGCTAACCCTTGCTGAAGACGAAAAAGCGCAAGCCCCAGTAGCCAGTGGCGGCAAACTCGCAACAGCCATAACCGAAACAGACACGCAGGCCCAGCTTTCGCCCTCGGGCGTGGGCGAATCCGAATACCCTGCCAGCGGTTACATCCGAATCGGCAAAGAAGTGGTCAGCTTTATGCGGTCTGGAGATACTCTCACCATCCAACGCGGGCAGTACGGCACGGGACCGGGCAGCCATGGCGAGGGAGACATGGCTCAGCTCTGTCTCCATTACGCGTCACAAAAGCCACAAGAAATCCTTTATGACCTTCTGAGAAACTACGCAGGCGTTCCGGCGGACTATCTCGACACCAATCAGTGGAGCGCAGAAGCGCTGGACTTTTTGCCTCGCCTTTACTCATCCATCATCACCGAACCTCAAGGCGTGGCAAAGCTCATCAGCGAGATGTGTCAGCAGATGTATTTCACGATCTGGTGGGATGAGCGGTTGGGTAAAGTGGTACTGAGGTCTGTGCGCTTGGCCCAGGAAGAGGAAGTAACAGAGCTTGACGATAACCGTCACCTAATAGCCGACTCAATAAGCTGGAAAGACCTGGCCGATGAACTTATCACCCAAGTATGGGTGTATTACGGCCAGATAAACCCCACCGAAAAGATTGACCAGGGCAGCAACTACTCCACCATCGCCATCACCGCAGATCCATCAGCCGAAGGCCCGAACAAACACAACCTTCGCCGCGTAAAAACCATCTTCAGCCGCTGGATTGACGCCACCAACGCATCGGCTGCGGAAGACCTGGGTCGCCGCTTACTGAGCCGATACGGCAACGCACCCCGGCAAATAACGTTCAAAGTGGACGCGAAGGATGGCCATCTGTGGCTTGGCGACTACATCCGTCTGACCAACCGCCTGCGCGTCAGCCGTTTTGGCTTGCCGTCACCGGTTAACCTGCAGATATTTGAAGCAGAAGAATCTTCGCTTGGCAGCGAATTTCAATTCACTGCACAAGAGTTTATACCAGCGCTGATCGGCGGTGATGACGATGCTGGCGATCCAGGCGGTGGCGTTGAAGACCCAAAGATCAGAATAATCCCCATCACCAGCGACCTTCTAAACGTCAACCTTCGCACACTGCATGATGCGCTGTTTGGCGCACCCGCGGGCGATGAAACGATTACGTTCATTGTCCGTGAAGGGGTGGTTATTGGCAGCTCATCCACGTCTACCCGCGCGAACCTCCCGTATGGCGAATTTTTGCAAGAGGGTGATCCGAACGCTATTTATAATGCGGGCCGGTCATCGATTTCATCAAGGGCCGTCGGCACTGTTCCTATTTTGCAGCGTAGAAGCATTGGCGCATACAGACGGATAACGGCACAGCAACCATACCCTGGCGTAGGCCCTACTGATTACGAGGTTCGCGAGTACCCCGTATCAACCGCGATCGATACCGGCACATGGCCTGAAGGAGTCGACCTGGCGCTGACTGTAGAGGCTGGCGCCAAGATTCTGGGCGCGGGCGGCAACGGCTCCGCCCATATAACAAGGGCACTAGCGATAAGTACCCCGACTCCGTATAAAGGACCAAGAAAGGGTGTGCCTGGTGGCGATGGAGGTGATGGTATTTTGGTACGCCACCAAATAAGAATTATTAACGGAGGCATTCTAGCCGGCGGCGGCGGCGGCGGTGCAGTTGCGGGCCTTGGCCATCAAAGATACGGGGACATTGAGTTGATTTGCGGCGGCGGAGGAGCTGGCCGAGATATAAGTGATGTGTCCAAAAATAAATACGGCAACGGGCGTGCTTGGTTTCGCTATCTCAATGATGTGCAATCCATCTCCGAGCCGGCCATAGGGTCTGACGTGAGTGGCGGTGGGTTTGGAGAGAAGGATGGATCCCGTGGCCGCTATACGTTTATTCAAAGAGCTGGCGCTGGCGGCAATCTTGGGCTGGGAGGCGGTGCCGCTGTATCAATCACTAGTGATTTCGGAAATGTCACTTGCGGTTATGGCGGCCTCCCCGGCAAGGCAATCTCCAAAGGCGCAAACCTAATCGAATGGATTAACAAAGGCGACGTACGCGGCGAGGAATCCAACTGATGGGCGCTCTATACGATAGAAATTATTACGACGACAAAGCAATTGAGTCAGGCCAACCCCTAAAATTTGCCCGAATCGGCTATAACACGATTCTGAACGAGCAAAGCGTAACGGCTAGCACCAGCGCTGCAGGCTTTGAGGCCTCAGCCATGGGCAATGCGTTTACCTATGAGCTGTGGAAGCCATCAGTGCTCCCCGCCACCATCACCATCGACGCCGGCACCCAGGCAACTGTCGATTACATGGCTTTCGGCGCTCACTCGCTAAACGGTTGTGAAGTGACCTTGTACTCCAGCCCCAACGGCATTGATTACACCGAGCGCAGGCAGGCGATCATTGATAGCCGAAGCGCTGCTATGTTTCTGTTTACCCCGGTAATGGCCAGATACTGGCGTATAGAAATTCTTGGTTGGGCAGTTGAATCAACGCTCTCGCTGGACTTTATCAACCAGGTCTATCAGGCCGGTAATTACCAGGCCGGCGCGACCGGTGGCGCTTACGTGGGGCTGCTGTACCTTGGCCGCGCACTGGCCATGCAGCGCGGCATTTACCAGGGTCACACGCCTGGCACCTTGTCGCCGCAGGTTGAAGTACAGCCCAGCAAATCAGAGGGTGGTCAGTGGCTTGGGCGGTCGGTTGTTCGCCGGGGTTACGCGACAGATTACAGCTGGAAAAACCTGAAAGCCGATTGGGTACGGGCTGAACTGAAACCCTTCATGGACGCCGCAATCACAACGCCATTTTTCATTGCCTGGCGCCCGGAAGAGTACGCAGACGAAGTGCTGATGGGGTGGGTTGAAAAGCCCATCATCCCGTCCAACACCGGCCCGCGTGATCACATGAGCGTTTCATTTTCAGTAACAGCCCACGGTGCAGACTAATGGCAGACTTTAACCGTCAAGATAAAACATTTGTGGAGGTTGTGGAGTTGACCCGCGCCACGGCATCTGACTACTTCGACAGTAATGGCGCCCTGGCTGCAGGCGCGCCGAACGAACCCCGATTCACCCACGACTCAGTAACAAAAGAGCCTTCCGGCTTACTGGTTGGGACCAACGCAAGAATGACCGCGAAAGTCTCTGAGATAGCAAAAATAAGGGTGGATCTGGCCTATTTTCTTGACTCTGGCGGCCGCTATTTCGTCGCCGGCACCTTTAAGCAAGGCGCGCCAATGCTCTACTCCGGCGAAAACGCCATGGTTCGCGCTAAAAAGGATGGGTACAGCGAGGCCTTAACAGGCTACGTGAACAGCTCGTTCAATCCAGATGTTCGGCTTGGCCGCGGCGCTACCGCTACGCTGACTTACGAGCGCGGCGCAGCTCTAGCTCAGGCCCTAAACATATTCGAACACTTAGACAACGCACTACAGGAGTGGCCAGCAGATGGCGTTTAATACAGGCAACCCAGTTCCCTCCAATTCTGGCGAAGATTTGGACGATAACGCAAAGGCGCTTGATTCAGCAGTGAACGGCGAAACTCCCACATTTTTGGACAGGCTCGGAAAATCTCGAAAAACCTGGAAAAGCATTGAGTCAGAAGCTGCCAACGCAATAAGCTCGGCATCGGCTTCCGCCTCCAGCGCTTCAAGTTCCGCCGCCGCAGCAATGAGGTATAAAAACCAAGCATCTCAAGTGTCTGGACTTGATACAGTTGACGACGCGATCAAGCAAGCCCCTGCGCTGATCGACGGCCTGCGCCGTTCAGTCGAAGCCGCAAGCGGCGGCAAGATGTCCGTTTTCTACACCGCTAAAAACCAGCCCAGTTATTTTGTGCGCATCCCAAAATTCAACTGCGAAGACGTTGCGCCAGGTGGCGAGATTGGCACCGGTGTACACGAAGCCTTTAAATTCGGTGCAGAATACGACGCCGAGATCTGGGTGGGCGCTTACGAAGGCGCAGAGCTGAACGGCGAAGGCGTAAGTCAGCCCGGCATCCCTGCCGGCTACAGCATCAACTACAACAATGCCCGTGCCGCGTGCCAAGCGTGCGGCCCCGGCTTTGATCTACAAACACACTGGGATTGGGCTGCGATCATGCACTGGTGTATGGCCAACGGCTTTGAGCCTCGCGGAAACACAAACCACGGCCGGCATCACGATGAACGCTATGAAACCGGCACCCGGCAAGATAACGGTGTGCCCGGCGATGGCAGCGGTATTGGCAATATATTACTGGGCTCCGGCCCTGCCAGCTGGCGCCATGACGGCACAATGTCGGGTATTTCGGATCTAGTCGGTAACGTGTGGGAATGGATGTCAGGATTTAAAGCGGTGGACGGCAGAATATTCCTGTCTTCTGACAACGAAATTCCGGCAGAGTCTGCATACGTAGACAGCGGCTTTGATATGCCCGGCGATGATATTTGGGCGGCGATGGTTACTACGGGAGCAAGCGAGCTTTTAAAGCGGGCGGCAATAGTCCCGAAAGGTATCAATGACCCAACTGGCAGACTCTACACGACGATCACGGAGGAACGGCTCCCGTCCCGTGGCGGCAGTCGCGCCGGTGCCGGCAGTGCCGGGCTGGGCGCGTTGAACCTCAACAACGCCCGCGCGGCTTCGAGCGCGAATATCGGGTTTCGCCCCCGCTTTCGCAATCTGTAATCCGCACATCAGTCACCCGCTGGGCGCGGCCTGGATTTCCTTGGCTACCACCTTTGGCCGAATGCCCGCAGGCTACGAAAGGCCAGCTTGCGGCGACTGTCTCGCCAGTTAAAAGAATGGCAGAGCGAGTACGCCAGAGGCCATATTGACCTAGCCCATGTGCGCGAAAATTTACACAGCTGGACGAATCACGCCCGGCACGGCAACGCCATTCCGGCCGTTGCTGCCATGCTCAAAAGAGCTACCTTCAGGAGATGCCCCAATGAACCCCACAGAACACGAAGACGCAGTAGTCGAAACTCACGAAGAGTGGTCGCTTCGAAAGCGCCGCGAATCAATGAAGGTAACTCGCTATCAAGCAAAAGCCGCGCTGCTCAATGCCGGATTATTGAGCGGTATAGAGTCCGCAATAGCGGCAAGTGAAGATCCGCTTATCAAACTGGCCTGGGCTGAAGCCAGCTTTGAGCGTACAAGCCTGTTTGCTGACCAAATGATGGGGTTAACAGGTATGACAGGCGAGCAGTTAGATGACCTCTTTGAAGTAGCAATGAGTATCAAATGACCCTTTTGTGCCCATTGCTTTCGTTCATGTTTATTGACCTGCCCTTAGCGATACTTCGCGCCCTGATTGTTATGGCTGCCCCGGGGCTGTCACCCTGGCGCTTCCATTCGCCCAAGATAATCATTTGCCAAAGTGGGCCGCCTGGTGGAATAACCCGGATTACGGCATCAAGGGCAACAACTCATATCTGACACGGAAAGCATA